GTCTCCCGCTTTGCGGGATTAGACTCCAAATAAATAAAGGGTGGTATTTCAAGGTTGATTCCACAACCCCTAGCGAGGCTGCTTCATAATCTCCCACCTATCCTACACATCATTTATCCAAAGTCAATGTTAAGCTATAGTGAAGGTGCACGGGGTCTTTCCGTCCCGTTGCGGGTACTCGGTATCTTCACCGTGACTCCAATTTCACAGGGCTCGTGGCTGAGACAGTGGGCCCATTGATAAGGTAGGTCTGCGGTATGTAGTCCCAGAAGGGAATACACTGCAGTTTCTGGGCATACTTCACTCTGTCATGCCTGACAGAGATAAAGTTGTCCCTCAGCTCGCCAAAGAGAAACGAGATGTACAACCCGGGAGGGTTGTAAACTAGCTTCTTAACCCCACGCGGTGGATGGACTCCACCGTCAGTGACTCGGATGCCATATGGACGAGGTCGAAAGGGTCGATAAAGCATCGACTTATTCGAATCGTAAATATAAGCATCACGAGGCAACAAAGCACGCGGAACCCGGATGCCGGAGTCCATATTCTCGGAAAAGGGTACGAACAGGTTCTTTCGAACTGATGGACGTATCGAGTTCCATAGAAGTTGGACAGCATTCCTCAAAGGAATACCGGTATACGAGGACCACATGTTTAGTTGGTTAATGGCGACGAGAGTATCCTGTAAGGAATGTAATCTACGAAGATATACAGGCCTAACGGGCTGACCATAAAACCAGTCAGAACCACAGGACTCTCGAAACGGACCTTGATTAAAGGTCTTCGCGCTGTTGAGAGTAAAGCCGGCAATTTTCAAAAGACGAACTACTGAATTGTAAGCCTCACGGCGAACAATCAGATCGTCTCCGAAGCATGCCCAATTCTCTCGACCTTTTGAAGACATGATAGGAATATCATGAATTCTATAGGCAGCACGAATCAGACTGGCGAATATAATAGTCTGCAAAGGGAACGTAAAACCGTTACCCATAGTAGATATCATATTCAACGGCACTGTTTCACCGAGGATCTCAGTCGAGGGCGAGCGCAATTCATGGAGCAGCTCTAAGAGCCATTCCGGAAAAATTGCCTCGCAAAGTCTAACGGAAATCGAATCGGAGGCGGAAGAAAGGTCGATAGTTGCATAACTACCATCCTGACTTCCTAACTGTGCTAACCGTCTATTCGTATCTGGTTGGGTAGAAAGATCAATTCGATAATAATCTCTCAACCTTTCCGTCAACAAAGTGCCAAAACCAAGCTGATACATCATGTTCAGCGAGGGTTCAACACAAATTAGACGTGAACAGTCAATCGTTTTCGGAGCGAAACTGCACCGACTACGGTCGACTATACGAGGTGATCCTAGATCACGACGGCAGTTGGCATCTGCCTCATCGAAATCCGGGAACCACTCAATAAAGTCCCTGTACATAGAGTACAGACCAAGTGATGTAGTTGTCAATCTTGATGAGAACAGTTTAGCATAAAGGCTAAATCCGTTCGCACCAAGAGCTGACCCCGGCCCGGTTCTAGCTACTTTGAGTAAATCATAGTAACTATTAACGAGCTGGTTGCCTTCAGGGTGAAAGAATTCGTCGAGCTCCTTTACCATCTGGCAAAAGAGTAATCGATCGGATTCAAACTCAAATTGAAGGCACCAGTCCTTGCAGTTTTTATTGGCTGCAAGGAACTTCTCAGCAGCTTTTCGATCAGCATCTACAGTGTTCTGAACCTCAAGTTTCTTGAGGTAATTAGATACAAGGTAGGAACTGGCGAATTGCTTATAAGAAGCATCTGGTGGAATATCTCCTAGGCCTACTGGGCCGAACGGTAGATATTCGGAAACATCACTAAGGACCGCCTGATAAAGAGCGACGGGATTAATACCCACGTAAACTCCTTCCAAGAGTGTTTCGTATCTTGCTTAAACGAGGTATCAAACTCGTGAACAGCAAGAGGAACATTGGACGTAAACTTCAAAGTATTCAAGGTACTTATTACTAAGTACCAAGGACACCCAAAAGATTACGAACAACAGAGAGCACAGCATCAG